TGAAGGCTGTGCTGACTGGCTGGGAAGGCATTGAGGATGAGGATGGCAAAGCCGTGCCGTTTTCGCAGGTAACCATGAAAGAGTTCGCTGATGATCCTTATTGGATTCGCGGTGTACTGAAGGCTTACACAGAGACCTTCGAGGGTGCCCGTTTGGGAAACTGAAGTCTGCCGTTGAGTACTGGGCGAAAGGCGGCAAGAAGATAGAGGACAAAAGTGCCGATGACGCTGCTGCATTCGGTCTGAAGCCGCAGCGTCAGGCCGCTCCAGAGGAGGAGCATTGTGAGGTATGGGAAGAAAACTGGGAATCATTGATGATGTTCCTGCGTATGCAAACGCAATGGAATGTCACAATGGGTGGCTATGTCGGCTTGAAGTATGAAGTGCTACTTGGTGCCGGTGGCTTGATGTCCCTTTATGATGTAGATAATCCACGCGGCTTGCTAGAGGACATCCAAGTGATGGAAGCAACCGCGCTCGCAGAACTGAACAAAAAAGATGGCTAAAACTGTTCAGCCTATTACTATTGAGCTTGGCATCAAGGGCGAGAAAAAGCTTGCAGCGCTGAATAGATCATTCCGCGACTTGTCGAAGCAAGTAAAGTTTTCGGATGCCGATATTATTCAGGCTACGAAGGATGTAGCCAAGTTTGCTCAAGAGGCTGGCAATAGCGAAGCGACGATAAAGGGGCAGATCAAGGCTTTTGAGGGACTGCGTGAGCAGGCCACGATGGGCGGGAAGGCTTATGTGCAGCTTGGCCAGAAAGTTGCTGATTTGAAGGCTTCCCTTAATGGACTTGGCCGAGAAGCGCAAGAGCAGGCCAAGCGCTTTGTTGAAATGGGCCGCAGCGCTGACGCTACAACTGATCAAATTAAGTCGGCAATTAAAGGACTGCAAAACCTTTCCAAGGAAGCGGTAGCCGATTCAAATGCGTTTGTCCAATTAACAAAAGACATAAAACAGCTAGGGGAAGTTCTCGATAGCGCTGAAGAAAAATCCGCAAGGAACAAGCAAGTCTCCAGTTTGTTGAATGGGGTCATTCGTAAAAGCGCAAGTTTAATTTCTTTGCAGTCTCGCGCATACAAAGAGGCAGTAAAGGCAACAGAAGAAGAAATCAGAGCTATTGACAGGCTCACAAAAAAGCAAAGAGAAGCAGGTAAAACTGCGGAGCGTCGTGCAGAGCTTGAAGGCAAGCTCCAAAGACAGCTACTCAAGGCAACCGAGACTGGATACTTGGAGTTTGTTGCCTCTGGCCGAAGGGAGACCATTAAGCTTGCTGAAGCCTTTAATAGCGCAGACCAAGGGATTGGCAGTTTTAATGCAAGGCTGAGGAAGCTGGATGAAGACTTTGGCAAATTGCCAAACACGACTGCAGGAATAAATCAAAAAATCGCTGAATTAAACATTCAGCTCTCCAATACCAATAGGACAAGTTCTGATTATACTCGAATCTCTAATGAGATTTTGTCGCTTCAAAAAGAGCTGACAAAAGAGACTGGAGCCTACGCAGATGCGTTTGCAGAATTAAATAGACAGCAAGAAAGTGCAGCTCGTAGGCGTGGAAAGCTTGCTGGAATTGAGGAATACATTGCGTCTGTTTCTGGACTAGGCTCTGCTGCTGCTGCTGAAAGAGCAGCACGTGGCGGCACTCCTGTTGTTGGCCAAATGCGTAGGGAGGGCTTCCCTCAGGGCTATAGAGATCCAGAAACTGGGGCAATGATAGCCCCAGGCTATGGTGCTCGCGGAGATCGTCGCGCTTACCAAGAGGCAGAAGAATTAAAGAGAATAGCAGAAGCGCAAAAGCAGCTTGAAGCTACTTTTGATTCCGCTGCTGATTCTTATCGCGACGCATTACAGGTAATTCAGCAGTATCAAGAGCAGCGACATAACGAGTTCATGTCGCAAATTGCGAAAGAAGATGAAGCGCAGCAAAAAGCTTTCACTGAGCAAGTCGCGAGAGAGGAGGAGGCTTTTAAGCAAGAATTAAGGCGTAGGGATATTCTTCTCCAAGCGCAAAAAGCTGCAGCTTCTGCTTTAGGTCTTGGCGGCAGGGAGGATATTTCATCTCTTTATCAAGGAATCATCGGCCTTTCAACGGCTGACATCAGGCGTCAGCAGCAGATGATGGGCAAATCTGCGACTGAAGTATTTAACGATATTGCGACTGCGTTCAGCAAAGGTGGTCAAGCGGTTGACCTTAAAGCAAAAAGCACTGACATTGGTGGCAGTATTGCCGAAGGCATTGTTGATGGCGCGTCTGATAGTAATGAAATTAATTCTGGCGCCAAGACTTTTGCGCAGCGATTAATTGCTGCATACAAGTCTGTTTTTGGCATCAGGAGCCCGTCGAAGGAGACCGAGCAAAAGATCGGCATCCCTCTTGGTCTGGGCATTATTCGCGGCCTGATTAAAGGTCTTAGGGAAGGCAAGCGCGAAGTTCAGCAAGAGATTGAGTCTATTGCTGATCCTGTTATTGGCCGCTCGCGGCAACCGCGTCGTCTGATTGGAACAGTTAATCAGCCGATCGCAACTTTTACAGGTTACGGCACTGTTGCCCGCCCTGCTCAGCCCGGCTATCGGCCTTTGGGTCAGGCTGCAGCGGAGATTAACCGCGAAACCGATCAGATGTTTGACAGGTTCAGGGCAGGAATCGCTGCTCTGACCACTGATGCTGAAATTTATTACAACCTTCTGAAGAAGCTGCCTGCTTCACGCATTACGACTGATCTTGCGGATTTAGCAAGCAAAAGGGCTCGTGCTGCTGAAGTCGGTGGCTTCATCGAGAATCAAAGGTTGATTGGCCCTGGTGAGCTTGAGAGGGAAATTGCTTCTTCTGTTGCAGGTTATCTAAAAGATCTACGAACTCCGAACCCTTGGGTTGGCATTACAGGGGACTACAAGCAGTTTATTAATTCAATTTCAGCAGAGACTAAGAGGCTTAGGTCAAGCATTCCTGCGCTACCTCCAGGAAAGGTCGCAGGCTTGTTGCCTCCTGCTCCTACAGGTTTGACGCCTGCTCAGCAACGACGAGTTGCTCAGGCTTACGCAAGGTCTGATGAGCGATCTGCGCGTATTTCAGCAGAAGACGCTTCGCGAGGACGAGCTTTACCTCCCGGTCAAGCAGGCGGCGAGCTGGCTTTAATTTCTCAGTTTATTGGCGGTGGATCTGGAGGAGGGCGCAGCGTAGGTGGAGCTGGAGGTGCCGACGGATCTTTCGCTCGATTTAACAAAATCCTTTCTGATTTTGGCCGCCTTAGCGATAGGAGCACAGCTGATATCAGAGAACTTGGCGCAAGCCTTTCAAGCCTTGGCGATATTTTGTCTCCACTTGACGCTGACTTTGAGAAGGTCAACAAAGCGATCGACAAGCAGTCTCGATTAATTGATAAAGAGCTTGAAAAGCGTGATCGCAGGCGCCGCCGTGGTCGTGGAATGTCTGCTGGCCAACTTGCCCAAGCAGCAGGTGCGACTATTTCTGGTGGTATTTTTGGTGGCCCTGAAGGTTTCCTTGGCGGTGCTATCGGTACTGCGCTTGGTGGTCCCGGCGGTGCATTTGCTGGTGCTGCTATTGGCGCTCAGGTTGGTGGGCTCAGGAGAGAGCTTGGCGGCTATGCAGAGTATGCGGCTCAGATTGAGAAGTTGAAGATTGCCTTGAAAGGGCTTACCAAGGATCAAAGCGAATTCAATTATGCTTTGGCCGCTTCGCAAAAAGTAACTCAAGATTTTAATATACCCCAGCAGGAATCAATCAGGGGAATTACGCGGCTTGCTGCAGCAATTAAAGGGGCGGGCGGCCCGCTCACTGATGCAGAAGTTGTATTCAGGAATGTAACTACTGCCATCAAGGCAACTGGAGGCAGTGCGCAAGATGTAGAAGGAGCCGTTACTGCAATGGTTCAGGTATTCAGCAAAGGCAAGGTGAGCGCTGAAGAACTTAGCGGTCAGCTTGGCGAGCGTTTGCCTGGTGCCGTGACGATGTTTGCCAAGGCCAACAACATGAGCCTTGTTGAGCTGCAAGATAATTTAAAAGCCGGAACAGTTGGCCTAAACGAACTCATGAAGTTCATCAGGTCACTTGGCGATACTTATGGTGCAACAGCGAGAAAAATCTCTGACTCCAACGCTGACGCTGGCGCAAGGCTTCAGGTTGTTGTTAATGACATGAAAACCGCAGTAGGTGATGCTTTGATTCCAATAGGGGCTCAGCTTCAAGATGCCTTCGGTAAGTTCTTGCAAGAAATTACGCCTACACTTGTGGAGGTTTTGCCAAAAATTGGCGAGCTATTTTTGGGAATTGTCGAAAACCTTGATCTTATCGCTCAAGCCGCTGCAGCCGTGTTTGCGGTCGTAGTTGTTGGAAAAATTACTGCAATTATCGCCTCAATTGGATCGCTAAGTGCTGCTATTTTTACGCTTAAACTGAACGCAATTGTAGCGACGAAGGCGCTGATAGGACTAAATGGAGCCGCTTTGCTTAATCCTTACGTCGCCCTGGCTGCTGGGGCTGCAGCATTGGGAGTTGCGATATTTAGAGCCGCACAAGAGCAGAAAAGGCTTAACACGCTGATTAGGGAAGGGTCAGTTGCGGACATTGACAAGAAGCTAGCCGAAAACAGGGCTAAAATTATCGAGATCGAGCAAAGGCAGCTAGAGGGAGCTGATCCTCGAAGTGCTTATCAGGCAGAGCGTCGTGCTGGTCTTGCTGTGTTGCCTTCTCAAGCATCACTCGACCAGGCAGCCTTGAAACAAGCTCAATCTTTAGAGAAAAAGCTAAAGGACGCTCGAGAAAGGGCGATTAATGACGCCAGGCAAGGCGCGGACTTGCCGGAGAACCTTCTTCGACCATTTGACTATCAGTCTCCCAAGGGTGATGGCGGCGACGGCAAGGGCGGCAGCAGTGCCAAAGAGAAGAGGGAGCGTAAATCGCAGCTTGAGTCGATTAATGCTCGCCTAACTTTGCTTGACATCGACAAGATGATCAGAGCAAACGCAAGAGAGATTGTTGAGGCCCAAGCCGATAATAACTTCGAGAGAGTGAAAGAGTTAAGCCTGCAAAAACTTTCCCTGGCCTCTCAGAAAGAGTCTGCGTCCGTTCAGCTTGATTACAGAGACGCTTTGGCTCGGGCTGCTGGAGATGAAAACGAGCAGATGCTTAAAGCTGAAGCTGCTGCAAGTAGGGATAGGGCGATTCAGGAGCTGAGGTTTAAACTTAAAGAAGACATGCTCGATCTTGAGCAGCAAAGTCGCCTTGAGCAAGAGGCTCGAACAAGAGCTGCTGAAGACGAAGTTTTTGCACTTCGCGAGCAACTCGGCCTCGTAAGCGATCAAGAAAGAATTTCTAGGTACAGGACAAACTTAGAAGATCAAGGTACGCCTAACGCCGACGAGCTTACTGATCTTTATAGGCAGACCGTTGATCCTACTTTTGCCGAGGGCATTTCTCAAAACATTAGGGCGCTCAAGAAAGATTTAGAAGAGCTTTTAGATCCAGTCAATCAGGTTACAGGCGCCGCAAATGCAATCGGCACTGCATTCACCGATTCATTTATGAGCGCTATTACAGGTAGCGCTACAGCTCAAGAAGCGCTTGCAAACTTCTTCAGTAATACGGCTAAGTACTTCTTGGACATGGCTGCGCAGATCATTCAGAAGATGATCGTTATGGCGATTTTGAATCAGGTTGTTCGTGTGCTGCCTGGTGGCGGTGGCTTCAAGTTTTCTGGCGGCTCAGCAGATGCAGGGCTGAACGCTGCAAATCTAATGGGGGGCATCACCCCCTTCGCCATGGGCGGAATCGTTGACAAGCCCACCATGTTTGCCTACGCAAACGGCGGTGTTGGCCGCTTTGGCATCATGGGCGAAGCTGGTCCAGAAGCAATCCTTCCCTTGCAGCGGGGTCCAGGAGGGAAGCTTGGAGTTCAGGCTTCGGGTGGTTCGGTTGGCGATGTTGTTGTTAATGTTGATGCATCTGGAACTCGCGCTCAAGGAGACAATCAATCTGCGACCCGGCTTGGTAATGTAATTGGAGCAGCCGTTCAGGCCGAGTTGATTAAACAGAAACGACCTGGAGGGCTTCTTGCTTAGCAATCATGGCATCATTTGACGACGCAACTCTTGGGATAAACACCTGCCCAG